GTTAAACCTTTAATGCTTGTGTTTCCTTATGTCTCGTTTTGTTTTATCTATATTCGTTTTGACTGCTTTTGTTGCTTACTGTTCTTTCTTGATTCTAGAACTTTTAGTCTCTATACATCAAAATTACATCACAAAAAAGGGGCCTACTCGGCCTCTTTCTTTTGTCGTTCTATGTCTTCTCTGATCAGATCTTTCAGGTATCTGTTGACGCTCTCTTTTGTGTCTAGATATTCCAGAATGTCTGCGTCATGTTTTAGGTGAAGCCTGAAGGTCTTGATCTTGTATGTTTTATCGCTCCACTTTTGATTTGCTCTTTTTCTTGCCTCTGATACTGCCATCCTACTTCCCCTCCTTTATTTCGTTGTCTAATTGCTCGGCTTCTATCACCAGGTCTTCTATGTGCGCCCAGTCTATGTCCTCTGGTGTACTTAGCGTCTTTATTATATCCAGAATTAATTTTGTTAGATTGCTTTCTTTTTCTTTGACTCTTTCTGATCTGTTGTCCTTTTCTGGCGCATAAAATATCCCGGTTTGCAGTGTCCTCACATCAACTTCCAAAGCTTCCGCTAGTCTATCAAGAGTGCGCATTGTAGCGTTTCTCGGGTCTTCACGCGTTAACGTGTAAATAGTATTTATTGGTACTCCGCTTTTTTCAGATAATTCGACAAGGCTAAGCCTTCTGCTTCTTGCTAGTGCTTTTACGTTCTTTCCGATTCCCATAGGTCTGTGTCCTCCTTAGTCTTCTATTATTTCCATGATTACGTCCAAAGCGTCTTCATCGCAATTGTGCTTGTATAGCCAGCTTTCTATTTCTTTTAGAGTCATCATGTGTCTATCGTAATACAATTGATCCAGCACTTCTTCCTTTAGTCTCATTGCTGCTTCTTCTCTAGTCATATTAAGCTTCCTCCTGTAGTGTTCTAATTTGGCGTTGTGATTTTTGAATCAATGTTTCATATACGTCTGCTTCGTAAGCTAGTTTTCTGATTTTTCCGAAGTCAATGTCTCTTTCTTCTCTTTCGATTGCGTTTAATTCGTATTGAATTTCCTTTGCGATTTTGTTTTGTTTTTCAATCCAGTTTTGAATTCTAGTTTCTAGTGCTTCAAGGTTTTCTGTGTTTGTCATTGTGTTCTATCTCTCTTTCTTTTTACACTCACATTATAATGTATTACATTACATAAAGCAAGCAAAAAAGCTAAAAATAAAGCAGAAAATAAAAAAGAAGGGAACGCTATTTTTCAAGCATTCCCTTGATCCGTTCCGATAGGTCTTTGACCTGTTCCTTTAGTGTAGCCACTTCCTTCTCCAGCTCGTTATGGCTTTCGAGTTTTTTCGCTAGGCTGTCGACCTTTTTGTCCATCTGTTCTACCTTGTAATCCAGCAATGCTGAATGTTTGGAGTTGCTGGCCCAGGTTGCTAGGACTGAAGGTACTCCGACGCAAAGTCCGGATATGATCGCAACCAGAATTGTATCGGTCATTATTCTTCCTCATTTACTTCTGGCAAACCTGCTAGGCTTGTTAGAATCGAGCATACGCCTGCCACGACCGTTGTGCTTGCTGCGTACATCCAATTAATGTCCGGAACGGCTGCGCCTACGGTGATAGAGGCTAGCGCTGTTTGAGCCATTGTCTTGATTGCTCGAACTCCTGCTGCTTCCCACCATGCTTTGTTTGTAAGTCTACTCATCCTCGTTACCTCCTACTAAAAAGGGCACGCCATCTGGCATGCCTTCAATCACCTATACTATTCTAGAAACCGTTTCTGATGCGTTGATCAGAGTTCCGGCTGCTGATGTAACCCACGTTAGAGCGACCTTGTTTCCTGGTGCAGCTGGTGCTGCCTGGATGACAGCGGATACTGGAAGAGTGATCACGTTGTCTGCTGCGGTTGTTGTTACTTGTGCTACGGCTCCCGGGACTGCTGTTCCATTGGCATAAAGTTGCACTTGATTTGTTCCCGCTGCAGTTGCTGAAATCACGAAGCTTCCATCCACTTTATACGTTCCAGGTTTTACGATCTCCAGAGCGTTTCCGTTTAGATTGACTCTGTTGTTTGTCCGAACCTGAACGGTTCCAGGTGGGATCGTTGCGCCCGCTGCTAGTGTTGCGCTTGTCGTGTTGACGACTTGGATCATGTTTCTACCTCTAGGCTACTGTAGCGCCTGTAGGGTAGTAAGTTCCGTATTGTGGGTAGTAAGGCGGATTTGTGTAATATCGTCCTAATTGGCTCAAAATGTTTTGAGTTTGTACGCTGTTTGAAATTGCCTGCAAGCTTTGATCATATTGAGTTTTCAAGGCATCATATTTGTCTTGCATCATTTGAGTCTTTAAGTTGCAGCAGCATTGTTCCATCTGGTGAGATAGGTTGTTAATGCTTTCTTGTACTCCTCCAAAACCTTGACATAAAGAACTGTTTACACCGTTGAAGCCATTCATCATGGCCATCTGTGTTTGGTTTGCGTTTTGCATTTGGTTCACGTTCATCTGGTTGATTAGCTGCGCGTTTTCGTATGCATTTGAGCAGATTCCGTTTGTGATTCCGTCTAGCTTGCTAATAATAGCTTGTGTATCAAATCCGCGCTGAACCTCTGCTTGTGTGCCTTGCTGGTTGTTTCCCCAGGCTCCGCCACCAAATCCAAAAATCAAAAAGAATAAAATTAGAATGATAATCCCGTTTCCTTCTAGAAAGCCATCTTTGTTTCCAGTTACAGAAGCGATATCAGATAATGATAAGTTGTCCATGTGTGTTCTCCTTTCTTATCTATCTTGATTTTGCAAAATCCTATTTTAGAAAGCCCTTGAACTGTTCCGCCATTTGTTTGGCTTGATCCAGTTGAGCCTGCGTAAATTTTCCGGAGGCCATCAGCTCGTTTAGAAGTTGCTGCGGGTCCTGCGTCCCTAGCATCTTTTTAAATTGCTGAAATTGTTGCAGCATGTTTCCGTTTCCTCCAGGTCTATTTTGAAGTAGTGGATTCATGACGGTTGCCTCCTCTCGCATTCTGTTCTACCTTTGAAAGCCATTCCTTGAATTCTGCCTTCGTGAGGTACTTGTCTTCCGGTTGATCTTCTTTCACTTCCTGGAAGCTATAAGCCTTGATCGTACAGAAGCCACTTGCGTCTGCTTGTTTCTGATAAAAAATAGGCTTGTTACTATCCATTAAAATCACGGACTGGTTCGGTCCTAGAGTGAAAGCTTTAGCACTTTCGATTCCGTTTACAAATTGAATCTGGTTCATTTGTTGGGTTGGTGCCTGCATCTGCGGCATCCCGAACTGCCCAGGCTGCGGCATGAAATTATTGAAGTATGGTGTGTTCATTGTGTTCTACCTCTTTTCACCTATATTCTCTTATATTTTCATGTCTGGAACCGTCCCTCTTTTGTCCTTCTTTAGCTTGTAAAATCCGAAGGTCATATCAACCAAAAGGGCCCAGTAGTAGTCATTTAAATCTTTGACGGTTTCTTCGAATTCGTCTTTTGACATGCCTGCGTCCTGGTAGTGCCATTGCGAGTCTTGCGTTTTGCTTCTTAGCTGGTATACAACTTTTTTCTGTTTGTCGCTCAGTCCTTGCTCCTCGATTAGAAAATGTGCAAAGTCTGGGCGTAGAGGTGTCTGGTATCTTCTATTTATTCTTCGATTCATTGTGTTCTATTGCTGATCCTTTCTATTTAAATGTTCCGTACGGCTTTACGTTTACTCCTGCCGAATTTAATTCTCCGGCGGCCATCCAGCGTCGTGTTCCGTCGCCACCAATCCAGCTGATCCACACGTATCCTTCTCGACGAGCGTATCCGTCATAGTTTACGTGCTGCCCTTTGATATATGTAAGGCCTGTATCTTGTCCCTTTAGGCTTGGCGCACGTCTGATCTTGATTGTACAAGCAGGATAGAATGTAGCCTTTTCGTATACAAAGTCTGAAGGGATACCGTTTAGCACGGATGCTGATCCCGTAGAAGTCTGGCCTCCCTGATTGAATGGCACGTGGCTTGAATCTGTCCAGTTTGCGAATGATCCTTTATTTAAAATCACAGTTCCATCCGTTACAAACGCTAAATCTGCGGACACGTTGTTTGGAAGGTGATAAGTGCCTTGTGCATTGCGGTCATAGCAATGTGTAAATTTTCCTTTTGCGACCTCCATGTGGCTGTGGTTTCCTGTAGCATATCCCGTTGTACCTTCATCCCCGAAAGTGTCACCCTGCTTGAAGTATTTTACTTTCTTGATATCCTCGATATAGTTGTCGTGAATAAACATAAATGTGGCAAATTCGATCGTTCCGTCTCTGAATAGAACTTTCTTGTCTGATTCTAAAAATACTGCGTTTCCGTTTCTTGCCGAATCATAGGCTACTAGGTGGCAGTCGCACGGTGCGATAGTTTCGTCAATACCTGTATCCTTTCCCGCATTGTCTAAGGCATTAGTTCCTAGGTGTGTTCCTACGTTGTTTCCTTGGGTTACATTCATGTACTCCATTGGAAAACCTAAAAGCTGATATCCGCCTTTTGTAATTTTTTGTCCTTTTCTCATTTTTGGACCTCCTTCTTTTTATTAAGAAAGAGCCTGTTTCTAGACTCTTGTAAAAAAAACATTTAGTTAACTTAATTCTTATTTAATTTACCAATCGCATTAATTCTTCGTATTAATTGCTCGGTGTAATCATCATCTTAAAGTTCGGAGTTAGTGCTATAGGAGCACTTCCTGGATCTCTAGCTATAATCTGTGCTTTAACTTCACCACTATGTGTTGTCAACGGTCTTGATACTACATACAAATCACCAACTAGTGGCACTTCTTTTTCATAGTTATCTTTTTTCACATAGATGTATTTGTTAGGTAAATCCGGTAGTCCCTTGAAATGGATTACAAGCACTTCATTGCTATACTGTTGCCCAATATTGAAGCATACGGGTCTTGATACATTTATTTCTTTAATCTGCATAACGCTCCTCCTTTAAGCAATTCTAACCCACATCACTATCCAGCCTCTTCCATTAGGTGCTACATCTGGATACTGTGTTGTTGTTGGCGGTGTATCTGGTGCAGTTTTATAATCCCAAGCGCTCCACAGCCATCTTTGTCCCGTACTTTGATTGTTCTTGTAAATTTGTACATTTCTGGTATTTTCAAATATAGAGTCTGATACATCTAAGGCAAAGTTTGATTCGTAAACCGGATGTATACAAATATCTACGTGTTGCCATTTCCCACCTAATAGTTTTTCTATAGGGCAAACCAATTCCCCCTTATCAATCAGAGCATTCAAAGATCTATTCAAGGTGCTATACAGATATATCGAACCTACAGGATAACAGGCATTTAGTTTTCTATCCATATACAATTTTAAAAGCTTTCCACATCTAGCTGAGAGAGGTCTGCTAGAATCGTTACTGTCTAGATTATCAACTATAAGTCTTTTCATGTTCTGTAGTAATAAATTCATCTTATGCGCCTCCTAAATTCTTGATACGTTTCACTTTTCCGTCTTTTTTATAAAAGCCTTTTTTAACTTTGATACATTTTCCATCTTTCTTCAGATAAACTCGAGCACGCTTAATTTGCCCCTCTATTTTGATTCCAATTCGTAATTGGTCGACTGCCGTTGTAAATTCTGCATATTTACCTCCAGTAAGAGCTAATGCGCCATTTCGGTCTACTACTTTAAGTGTAATCTTGTAATGCGTTTCCGGAGTCAAATCCGTAAGTGTTACTGTTCCGTCAGTGTTGTCTGGATTTACGTTCCAGGTATTACCACTGATTGAATCCCACAGGTATGCTCTCCAAAAGTTGTGATTGTTACTTAATTTGTAATCGAAAGTAACTGATTTGGCTTTAATATCTCTCGGATTTTCGCAGTGGTATATGCTCGGCTTGGGCATGGAGATTGAAGCTCCAATACTACCGCTAGCGTAGAAGATATTACCACAATTTAAAGCTACTCCTGGCGTGTGGTATACCGACTGACCTTTTCCGTAAGGCAGGTCCAAAGTTCCGCTAGCGAATACAGGCGAATTACCTGAACTGCCTGTATAGTAATGAATATTAAATGTGTGTACTTTCGTATGAAATGTAAATATGGCTCCATCATAGTCGATACTGCCATAGGCGCTAAATGAAAGATACGCAGAATAATGCCATCGCATTACACAGTTTGGGTAGTCTCCTACTATTTCTGTTGAGTAATCTACTACTAGATTTACATATTGATTGTTCGTTTTAAAAGATTTACTCGCCATCTAACCACCTAGCTTTCAATCTGTAATACAAGCCACCCGTCCTTCGCTTCTGTAGGTGGATTCACTTCAGGGTCATCCGTTACGACTACATAGCCTACTGAATTCTTGTGCTCTTCTAGGCTCTGCGAAACTTCAGTAATATTCGTTGTGTTCTGTTCAATCGCATTTGTGTTGGCATTGATTTTATTTAGAAGATTTCCTGCTGTATCTCCTGTAAGAGTACCTTGTATTGATTTCATTAGTTCACTAAACTGCCTTTGAAATTGGTCTGTTGGAAGCTTGATTAATCCATCCACGGCTAATCCACAGTAGTCCTCGTTTAAACGTTGGTCTGAGATGTCTGCATCCGTAATAGATGCGGTATTACTCTTTACTAGGATAGTAGCTAGAATGATTTCATATTGATTCACATTTCGTACCGGTGTTGGCATTGTGGCTGATCCCTTCACGTATTTCAAAATGCAAGTATTTAGCGAATTATCATATCTAACTGAGATATAGTCGTATCTATCAAATGCGCTTGCCGTGTCAATCGTAAATTTCACCTCTTCGTCATTGGCATATGTAATTCCTCCAATTCCGTTAGTTGAGGCTAATAGAAAAGCAACCCCTTCACTTACATTCACAACCATTCCGCCTGCTGATGTAACTTCTAAATCGTTGCCCGTAGCATTGATAATTCCTGCTGTTCTTGCCGAGTGAAACAATCTTACTTGCTCAGCTAAATATTCCGTATCATTCAACGGATATGCATATTGCGTCATTCCTCTACCTCCCCGCTATATATTTCTGTTTCAAGTGTAATTTGTACGTCTTTGTTTGCCTCTTCTACAAAGTTTATTCCTGTAATCCTATCATTTTCATGTACTCCGTATTCAACAGACTGAATGGGAACTATGTCTCCTAAATCATAATCGGAGCCGAGTACGGCTATCTGATTATCTGGTATTAATTCAAAACCAAATTTATAGGCACTCTTGTTAGCTTCGTCTAGTTTTGAATTCCCACGTTCTTGAAGCATTGAATTGTATTCTTCGCCCGTATAGGTGTGTTTGTTTCCATTGGAATCTTCGTACTCGGATTGAATATCTCTCGCATCTACATAAAGCTCTCGAATTTCTTCTCCTTCTTTATGCCTATCAACGATAACGCTTCTTCTTTGCTCTCCTGAGTCCTCGCCTAGAACATAGGCATAATTCTTGTACTGCGAGTAGTCTCTTTCATAGCTGATGTTCGTAAGGTTTCCTAAGGCATCACTGAACTTTGCTCTCGGTCGATATCTACCTTCATAAATTTCAAGTGTGTTTAGCTCCTCAAGTGGATTCATAAGAACTCTGAACCCTAATCCTCCTTGTTTACAGTACTCTAGAAAAGAGGCTTCTAAAGTTTCATACGTGGTATCTGAACCGCCCTTGATATTTACGTCTATTCCTTTTAGCTCCGGCACGTTAATATCAAGTCCCCTTTGGTTATCATGCACCAATTGAAATAGATCACCTTCAATATTCTTGATCGTGTGGGTTGTCGTATTGATTCGCTTACCAAGGTTATTCATAAATCCGTGTATTTCGATTTCGTCTGTGTTGTATAAAACATCCTCGATAAATAGAATTTCTCTACGTTCCTTGCAGACTATCCTACATTCTCCATTCAAATATTTAAGATTATCTTCCGTTTTTCGAGCGTGTATCTCTGCAGTACCTGTATCGTTATACCTCGGCTTCCATTGTATAGATGTACAATTCTGCAGTTCTCCTTGTCGCTTTCCTTCTTTGTCATAAATCAAGTAATTCATACTAAATACCTGCCATAACTTCATCAAAAGTCAGTACAACTTCTAGACTTTTTTCGTTTGTTTCTGAGCTATAGCGAATAACATTATCGCCTTGATTCAACTTGAAAAAAGTACTTTTATAGCTCATATCAGGGAATGCATTCACTACTGAGTCTTCCTTGATTAAATGACAGTACTTTTCGTTATCATGGGTATTGACTTCTAGTGTTTCGCCACTTTGCAGAGTCAAATTAGGAAACTCGATAACTTCCTGAGTATCAACTTTTACGATTTTAGGAGCTTTCACTTCTGCAGTTGCAGTCATACGTACTAGAAATCCTGTTTCCAACGACCCCTTGTTTTTGATTGCCTGCAAAGGCTGATAAATTCTTTCTGAAATCTTCCATTTCTCTGTAGATGAGTAAGCTTGTTTGAATTTGAATCTCGACTGCAGATAATTAAAATACGTTACATTCGATACGTGGCTTCTTGGATATGGAAACGGTGCCCTTACAACAAACTGAAAGTTCTGCCATACGGGATTGATACTGATAACCGGAGTTTGCTTTGGGATTACTACCCAGTACACATCTATTTTGGCTAAATCATTTATATAGCGCAAAGTAGCAGTTACTCCCGGAAGAATAACTGCTAGTAATGTTTTACGAATACTCGGCTTATAACGGTAACGCCCTTCTATCGTAAGGTCCTTAGCTTGCACAGATATACCTGTGATAGAAGAGCCCACTTGATTATTTACCGTAGACTCTGACAAATTTATTTCGTTTGAGGTAAGTCCGTCTATACTTGTAATACGAATACCGGAGCTCGCAGAGAACTCTACAGAATCTTCATAAGCGTTGGTATATATAATTTTTATTGCCATGCTAACCTCCTTACGCTGTTTCTAGTCTGTTGACCGATTTCGCTAGGGCTTAAAGCCTTAGCTGAATTAATTGTCTGATTTACATTATAGACTGTTGTGTTTCCCGGACTTCCTTTAAAGCCTCCAGAATCGCTTTCTAGGGCCAATCTTGAAGTTAGGCTGTCCATGTTAGCGGCATCTATTAGTTCAGTCGACATACGTCCCATAAAGGCCTTAGCCTTTGGCATAGCTTTTTCTACACCTAAAGTAATTCCGGCTGGAATCCATTTACCGATACGATCTGCAAATAGTCTTGAAGGTGATCCAATTCCTAGTGCTGACTTTACGCCATCTATAAGACCTCTAGCCATATTTCCAAGCCAACCAGTCAAGGCTCCCCAGGCTCCGCTGATTCCACTTCTTATTCCGTTTACGATATCGGCACCAATCGAAATCATTTGTCCTGGTATTTGTCTTACTGTGTTTACAATCCCATTAAAGAATTGCCTTCCCGCTTGAATCGCTTGATTTGCAAAGCTTCCGACAAAGCTTGCCGCACTTGAAATCGTATTTGATAGAAAGGACCACACGGTTCCTGGTAGCTGCTGGATAAAGGTCACCACATTAGTGATGAATTCTTGTCCTGCCTGAACGGCTTTCTGGATCATTTGACTTACCCACTCGGCTGTCTTGTTGATTGTCTCAAGAAGCCATGTCCAAACCATGCCAGGTAGCTGGGTGAACCACTCGACGACTCCAGATATAAACTGCGGGATGTCCTGCGTTACGAATTGCACTAGGCTTGCGCCCCATTCGATTAACTTTCCTAATATAAATCCTACAGCGTATCCGATCCAGTATGGTATCGTTGATCCGAAGAACGTTTGAATGTTCGTCACTAGTGTGTTTATGCCTTCAGGAATCGTTACCGTAAAAAACTGAACTACTTGATCGGCTAAGTTCTGTGCTGCGTCTACAAAACTTTGAAAAGCTTCTGGAATTGTTACTGTAAAGAAATTAACGATCCCATCTATTACTTGTCCAGTAGTTTCCTTTATACCATCCCATAGATTGATCCAGAACTCTCTGAATCCGTCGCTTGTATTCCAAAGATATACGAAGGCTGCTACTAGTGCTCCGATAGCTACGACTACCAATGTGATAGGTCCACCGATTACTCCTAGAGCTGCGCTTAGTCCAGAAAGTCCTCCACCGGCTAGTGTAAAGGCTTCGGCCATACTAGCAATCACGCCTGTTCCTGATGAGGCGGCGTAGGCTAGGCCATCAATCAATCCGGAGCCCTTCGATACTAGACTACCGAATGTCTTGATCTTCTTTCCAGCATCCCCGATTGTTTTTGCAATGTCGCTAACAGCCTTGATTCCTTTCCAAGCTGCAAAAGCTCCGGCTACAGCGGCAATCAAAGGCATAAGTCCTTGAATCGTATCTGCTACAGTTTGTACCTTGTCTATAATATCCGGGAGCTTTTCGATAAAGGCTGCGACGAACTCCCCTACTTTTTCTACAAGGATTGGCAGAATATCTCTGATTCTTTCCAGAGCACTTTTTACAAAATCTAGAGAATCGTTGGAATCCAGCTTTTGTGCGATTGTATCTCGTACGCTGTTCCAGGCCTCTTGAATTTTTTCTGTTGCTGCTTTGATTGCTTCCGCTGTTGGCGCGAAAAAATCTTTCAGTGCGTTCAATGCTTTCGGTATTTCTTCTGCAATCCAGTTTAATCCGTCTCTGATTACTGACCCGAAGTTTGCAATCATTTCTTGAATTGTGGGTAAGCTGTTATCAGCTAAAAAATCATTGAAGGCCGTGATAATATTTGCAATGCCGATTGCGATACGTGCCGACATATTCGTGAAACTTGTCGCAAAGCTTCCGGCCATCTCTTTGGCTTTTCCTGCTACTGCCGGGAAGGATTCTGTTCCGTTTTCTAGCGCATCCATCAGTACGTCGTTGAATTCCTGCGCACTAATCTGGCCTTTGGAGAATGCGTCTGATACTTCCGCCATACTCTTTCCCGTTTTTTCTGCAAAAATCTTTAAAACAGGAATTCCGGCGTCAGTCAAACGTTGCCACTGATCTGCAGAAATCTTTCCAGAGGCATTCATCTTTGCGATTGCGTCTACTGTATTGGCCAAGGTTTCATTGGTCCCGTCTCCATAGAAAGAAACGGCGTCCATCATATCCTTTACCATTCGAGTAGACTTATCTAAGCCCAGTCCTGATGTAGCCAGTTTTTGTGTTGAAGTGGCGGCTGTGTCTAGTCCATACGCGGTATCCGTTACAGCGTCACTTAAATTGTTTACAACCTTCGCAGCTTTTTCACTGCTTCCTGCTAAAACTCCTATAACTTGTTTAGCTTTTTGCATGGCATCTAATCGGGCAGTTGCTTTCCCGATTGATCCAGATATTAAATCCCAGCCTTTGCTGGCTGCTTTGAATACAGTTGCGCCCACGAAGGTTGACTTCACTTTGTCCGCGAAGCTTTCCGCACTTTTATGCGCTCCGCTAAGGCCGCTTTTGTACTCGCTGTCATCAAGTCCTAGTTTGACTTTAATTGTTCCATCAGCTCCTGATGCCATTTTCTCAACCTCCTAGGTTTCTAATTAGGTTTCTAATCTGGCCAGAAGTTCTGCTTCTATTTCTTGCGGTGTTCTTTCCTTTTCGGACCCTTTTTCATCTGGTAGACGGTAATACTTTTCTAGACGCTGCGCGCGACTCTTCTCTTCCCCTTTTAGGTTTGAAGTGTCTCTGGTTCTGTAACCAATAACTCGTATGATCATGGTATCGTCGTTTAGTGCATTAAAAAGTGCTTTAAATTCGAACCAGTGAAGTTTGGCGTCTAAAAGGTTTATATTGTATTGCTGTCTAAAGGCTGCATATATAAGGTCCATATCGTATTCGAATCGATAGCCTTGTCGACCATTTGTCTTGGCATAAGATTCTTTAGGCTTTTTGTCGCAAAAATAAAAGCCCATTATTGCTTTCCATAGGTCTTTCTGATCACCTTGAAAAGTGAACGGATTGATTCCTATTCGATCGCAAATAATGGGCAGCTTCAGTTCTTCTGGTATTGCGTTATCTTGTATAACGCTGTCAACTCGGACCCAGGTTCTAAAGTCTGCATAGATAGCTAGACTCGTTCCGTTAACGTCTATGCTTTCCGGAAGGTCTTCTCTCTCTAGCCACAGCATTTCTTCCTCCATATCGTTTGTCTGCGTATTCTAATGTCCTGTTAAATTTGTCCATAGACTCGCAAAGCTTGTCGATTCTGTCCAGATTCTTCTTCTCTTCTTCCGCGACTTTTGCCTGCTGATCCTTTAAAAATTCATCCTGGAAGATGTTGTGCAAAGTGAAGCAAAGCTCAAATTGTGCAGAGCTTTCTTCGTACCCTCTGAATAGCGTTTCAAAGGCTCCGTCTCCTAGAATTTTATTAATCAAAGTAGGACAGCCCTCTAAAGATTCTTTTCCGAATTTGCTTAGAGAATTCTGTTCTGTCGCCCAATTTTCTAGGGCTTCAATCTTAGAAGTGTCCTTTACATCGACTAAGAATCTGTGTCCGTCAATGTCGATTTCTTTTAATAGCTGCTTTTGTAACTTTAGCTCCATGATGTCCTCCTTATATTTTTATGTGCTTTACTCTGTGGCGCTGTCTGCGGTAAATGTTTTCGTTTTAATATTGAATGTTCCCGGTACCTGATCGCCTTGTTGTGCGAATGTTCCAGAGCACATTAGTTTGCCTCCGGCCTCTCCGCTTCCTGGGTTATCTGGTTGCACTTCGTAGATTCTTTGATATGCTACAAAGTCCCCAGATTTAGGTGCTTTCTCGTTCCATGTTTCCACTTCGATTTCTTCAAAAGTAGAACCGACTCTTTGTTCTTTACCTTGCAAGTATACCCAGTAGTTAAAAGCATCCCCTGGGTATGCTCGGCCCTCGTAGGATACAGTAGGCGCGTAGCCTGTAACCTGGCTTTGGCTTCCTGCTTCTCCGATATATTGCACGCCATCATCTGTTGTAGCATTCATGGCTTGCTCCCAGTTCGTCAATCCTTTACTGGCTAGAACGTAGCTCTCCGAGCCTGTGAATTTGACGTAATGTAGGTTGTCTTCGACCTTGAGTTCTCTGTTAGGTAGTTCTGCTGCTGCCATTATTCAAACCTTCCTTTCTTTTCGTAGGTTAATGTCATAGAGCAATAGAAAGTTGAAAGCGCGGCCTCTTCTCCCGTGTAGTCTGAAGGTAGCGTTGTGAGCGTGACCTCTTGTGGTGTTGCTTCGTCTAGCACGAGATTTGGGAAACCTTGCGCCTCTTCTTCCGCGAGTGCCTGTACTAGTGCATACAGGATTCTGGATAAGTCCAGACGTGCTTTCGTATCCTTTCTACTTGCTTGAATATAAATTTCAAATGGGTAAGTAGCCCTGTAGCCACCACCCAGATAGTGTTCTATTTCTTCCGTGTAGCCACTACTTTTGAAAAGCAATGCGGTATGCTTGGAATCGTTAAAGTACTCTAGGCACCACGGTATGTTGTTGATATTGATTGAAGAAAAGAAAGTATATAATCCATCTTCAATCTGTTTAACGTCTTCCAGCTTTATAATCTTCTTTTCACTCATCTGAATTCCTCCTTAAAAAACTTTTTCACGCCTTCCATCCAGGCAGTCTTTCGTGCTTTCAAAGTTTTAGGCCACCACTCAGAACCTCCTTGTCTATAGCTCAAACTTCGAGTTGTATAGACTTTTGTTTCTCCGTGTTTAGCCCATGGACTGTGACTATGAGTTCCAATCATCACCCTTCCTGTATGTTGGAAATGTGCGTATGGTGTATCCCATATGATCCAGTCGTTATCCTGTGCCGCCCATCTTAAAGCTGATGTTCTCAGCGTTCCTTTTCCGATAGGCACGTTTTTGTTCGTGTCTTGAACGATAAGCTGCTTCAGCTTCAATCTAGATCGACGGAGTGCTTTGGTTCCTCTGGCCTGTAGCTGTGCCACCGGGATATCGACTATAACTTTTAGATGATACTCACTCACATGTTACCTCTATGAATTCCGGTGTGTTTCTCAAGGGATTTAGAATATTCACATTTGTGATCTCGTAAATGTCACCGTGTACTTCGATACGGTCCCCGGTTCTGAACGTGAACTGCTTGTCTGGCGTCTTAAATTCTGAAGGGGGAACTAGAATCTTGTCCGCCTTATAATCGTTCACGTCTATCGTTATGAGGATCGTATCGGAATTACTGGCGCCCGTCTGTCCATAAGTCCGGGCCTTTGTCTTGGAAACCTTTACGTGTTGGACCGTTACTGTTGACGTAATTTCTTCCAGGTTTTCTTCTCCTAGAATGTTCATGACTTTTATTGTGTGCGGCCTAAGCCATCTCGGGCTTTTTACCATACCGCCTGGCAGGCTAGTCCTGCTTTGAGTAATTGGTAGTCAAGCTCTGATACTGCTAGGCTTGATAAGGGTATGTCATGGAACCTTATCATTTTTGCATTATCTACGGAATACGAGAAGCCGCTAGTGGTTGCGCCTGTGAAGTTCATATCGCTAGAACCTACGAAGCAATCCATGCCGCCATGTGCTTCTATGAAGTCAATCTGGTACAGGACTGCTTTTTTTAGGTCCATGTCGTAGTCTTCCAAAGCCTGTACCTTCCAGTATGGAATTTTCTCTCGAATGTATGCTTCTAGAAGACTTTCGGTTCTTGGTTCTATTTGTGAGTACTCCACTTCATCCAGTAGCGTTCCACCTAAGGCTGTGTATTCCTCAAAGCTTAGGATCATGCTTTATCTCCTATTTACTTTTTCGCGCTGCTGCGACAGGAGCTACTTGTACATTACGGAATACACCGGCTTTTGTTGTGTCCTTAGATACGATAGAAGCAATCATTTCTACCTCACCTTTTTTTACTGCTCCAGGTTCGCTTAAGTTTGGCATGTATTGGTGGATGATTTTTTGTCCTTGTGGACTTACCGCATGCACGGCATCCAATCCGAATTTTACAGCGTAAATGCTTGTCGTTCCTGTTGAGTCGTCGATAGGTACGCACATCAAGGATTTAGTTCCATCGTAGTATTCACCCATGTCTACGATTGCGATTCCGTCGTAGTTGTCTACACCTTGGCCGAAGCTGTTCTCTGATCTTGTGTAGTATCCTTGCATTTTAGCGATTGTTTTTAGAACTGTAGCTGTCTTGCGGTTTACTAATAAGGCGTCTGGCTTTACAGAGAAAGTTGATAACCAAGAATCCAATGCAAAAGTGAAGGCATCTGCGTTTTCTTTGATCTTTGCTGCTGTTGACAAATCAAAGGCTGCATCTGCGTTTTTCTCTTCCGTATTTGTTTCCTTTACTAATGTATCCAAACCATCAAAGCTTGTGTTATCTGTTGACTTTCCGTTAATGAAGTCATAGTGGAATTTGTTCTTTACTGCAACGATTTTCTGAGCTAACTGGAATGCGATTTCTGAGCTTGCTGCTGTGTCTTCTAACACACGGTCTACTTCGTAGGCTCCACCGAAGATTTTTAAGTTTGTAGTTTTCTGAGTCTTTACTGCTTCTCCTGCTGTGTATTCGCTATTCAATTTACGACCTTCAGCCACTGATGGTGTTTTTAATTGCAAATAGCCATAAGTTAATGTCGAGCCACCTGTTCCTGGTGATACTGCGTTATCGAATGGTAAATGATCCAAAATAAAAGAGTCCCTGCGGAACTCATCAATGACCTGCTGGTCTACGTGATCGGCTAAACCGACTTTTGATTGCTCTAATGTAATTGGCATCTTTTAGTTCCTCCTATTTTTTGTAATATTCTGAAATTGCGCCGGCTAGAGTTGTTGGTGCCTCTGGTTTCGGACTTCCTCCGTGATCTCCATCAAGTTTGACATCAGCACCTTTGTTTGGCTTTTCTGGCTCTGCCGCCTTAAATAAGAAGCTGTCCTCTTTTTTGATAGCTTCGATTTGTTCGCCAAGTCCTGTTAATTTTCCGTCTTTATCAAACTTGATTTTGTCTTTATCTAGTAACCCCATTAAGGCCTTTTCGGATAAGGTTCCTGATTTCGCGATAGCTAAACGAATTGCGCTGTCACGTTTTGTTTCTTCCAAGTCATGATCGTATTTTGTTTTCCAGTCGTTGACGTCTTTTTGTAGTTGTTTTACGTCTACTCCGTCAAAATCCTTGACGCTTTGTGTAAGCTCTTGAATGCGCGTTTCTTTGGCTTGCATGTCGCTCTCGTATTTTGCTTTCGAGACGTATTCTCCTGAGGCTAGATTTGCTAATTTTACGGTTTTATTTCCTTCTAACTTAGCTGCAACCTGTGCATACAATTCCTCACCTAAGATTTCTTTTAAAAACTCCATTTTGTCCTCCTGTGTTTTTTATATCTGGTTCACTCCAGTATCGAGTCCGGCCTTTTATATCCCGTGCCGAGGGGTATTCAAGCCTTTTATATGCCGTGCTTAGGGCATAATAAAAACCGCGCCATTCCTAGCACGGTTCTTGTCCTTATTTAGTTGTGTTCTATAGTACTTCCGCAATTCCTTTTGCAAGTCTTGCGGCTTTCTGCATCAAGCTGTTTTCTTCTAGATATTCTAGTCCCTTCAGGGTTATTCGGATACCTTCTAGCCCTTCAATGATTGGTGTTGGGTCTCCTATGTATTGGATCACCTGGAACCCCTCAACGTATCCATTTTTCAGTAGCATGCCTAGAAGTGCTTTTCTCTTTGGCTCTGTGATGTCTAGGTTATCCGCTGAAAGTCTCCGGATGTCTACGACCTCATAGTCCATTGATTTTTGCAGAATTGATAGAATTTTGTATATCGTTCTGAAGTCTTCCGACATGTTCTGCCTCCTACTTTCTATTTTAAATATCTAGCTTCTAAGTTTATGTCTAGTCCATAATCCTTTAGATCTTGATCATTAAGATCTAGCTCCGTTTTTAGGATGTCTAGCATTTCGTAGTATGCCAGAGCGCGTCCGCTTTCAAACTCATTGCTTTTATCCATTTCGTGTTCCTGTGCGGCTTCGTCGGCTCTTTCTACAAGCCTTGCGATTATGTATCTTACTGTTTCATCATTCATCTTCGTCTTCTTCATAGTCACCACGCTCCTTCAAAATTCTTTTACGTTCTTCAATTTGTTGTGTAAAGTTTCGTATTTCCTTATTCCGGTGCTTTCTCAGTCCTTGTTTTTCTTTCTCAGATAAATTATCCCAATCAGGCGCATGTTCATATGGGTCTACCAGGTAAGTTTTATGCTCTTCTCTTCTTTTTGATAGCTTACGAATAGAACGCTTTATAGAATTGGAATTTTGCCTCTGCAGGTCCCTTTCTGCGAAATATTGAAGATCCAGTTTCAATAACATTTTATCATTCTTAGATTTGGTGTCCAGCTGTTTCTTAGGTATTCTCACGGGCTTGTAAGGTCTGCCTTTTGTTCCGCCTATCTTCTCGGCTGAGTAATCTCGTTTCAGATATCCGTTAGAAGCGTCCACAAGCTCTTTTAGTCTTTGCTTGTTGTATTTATACCAGTAATCCTCTTTCGTCGTGTCTAGCCCTGCTGCGGCTTTCACACGTCGCTCTCTGTCCCATCTTCTCATGCTTCTTTCGTATGAACGTTGTTTCTGTTCCATTTTGTACAGTCTGTCGTTCTCGTAAGGTTTTGTGGGCTGATTGTAATCCTCGCTTATTCCTGGAAAATATGCCGTGAATGAATGCCTACAGTTCCATCCGCCAAGTCCTGCGCCTGTTCCGTATCCTGTGGCTTCATAAAAGTTCTCGTAATTTCCTTCCGGATAGTTTACCCAGAACACTTTCCCTTGCCAGGCTGCGTGGCTTGGTCTGGCTCCCATGTGGGCACTTGTCTGTACTAGATTTATACCTAGCTCATCAATGACTGATTTCTCGCAAGCCAGGGCGTTCTGGTTTACTGCGGTTCGTACTGCCAATCGAACGGCCGCCTCGATTGATCGTTGAGCACCGCTTGGGTAGGATACCTTTGTTAGTCCTTCTCTGCATAGCTTATCTATTGTGTTTGCGGTTGCTTGATCTAGTGAGTAAGCTCCGCTTGATACCTGAAGATAAGCCATGTCGTAGTATCTCATAAAAGTGTCGCTAGCCAGTTGAGCTGTGGTCCTTGTAAGGTTCTGGATATCTCCCCACAGTGCTGATGTTCCTTTTTTGATTTGATCCGAAAATTCTAATCCACTTGTGTCGTATCCTCCAGCCTCTAGTCTGTCGAAGGTATCGCGGATACTTTTATAAGCGCTCTGTTGCATGATCCGGTTGACTTCTTCTTCGGAAGTTTGAAGTATTTCAGCTAGTCTTTTGTTAATCCAGTCCTGCTGGAGTCCTAGCTGCTTTAGTTTGTTGTTTAAATACTCCGTTGTGCTTGTCATTGCGTCCTGATTCAGTTTGATTCGCTCCGCTATGTCCACTAGTATTTCTGTAGCCAGTTCCTGATATAGCTTTTCTAGGTCGTCACCTACGTTCTGCAGATATTTCGGTTCTAGCATTAGGCTTCACCCTCTGGCTCCTCGTCGTCTTGTTTTTCATCTTGCTGGAAGAACGTACTTTGAATTCTGTCTGCTGGGTTTTCTGTTTCTCCGGTCATCTCTCTGGCTGTTTCTTCATCCTCTCCGTAATATCGGACTCTGTATTCCCATTTCTGTAGGATGCCGGCCGAGATTTCCTGAAGCATTCTTAGGCGTTCCGCTTCCTCGTCTGAGAACATGGTGTCGTCAAATTGAATTGTGATGCGAACGTCTGGATCTAAGCCTTGAATGTGACACTTTTCTTTTCCCAAAATGATAATTGATCTCGTCAACTCTGTAAGGGCGTCCTGGATTGCGATACGCTGCTTCCAGACGCTTTCTGTTAGCTCTTTATTGCTTGCACGAACCTGAGTTGCTGTGGTCATGTTCTGGATACTGAACTGGTATCTATTTTGCCCGAGACCACATTTACTTGATAAAAGATTTAGATTGAATTGAACGTTCTCTTTGTTCTCATCAACTCGAAGGCTTGGATTGTATTCCTCAAAAAGTCGTGGCTTGTCTGGGCTTACTTGTGTTCCCGTACTTACATATAGAGATTTTTCCAAAGTCGCACCGACGTCTGGCTCTTGCCTTACTGGTACTCGTTCGCCTTTATCGTTTAGCGCGTAGGCTGTTGGCTGCATGCTGAATAATGCCTGATCCATGAAAACCTTTTTCTTTCCTAGCAAAGTATCCATGAATAGGTTGTCGTATGCCAAGTCGCAACTTTCCAGCATGTCGATTGCGTTTGCGTAGATCGACATCCCTAATGGTACGTCTGCTATGTTGTTTTCTATATTGGGCTTTAGGATCACAAAAGGCTTGCAAGGTAGCTTGTAACTGATTGCTTCGCCGTGTGGTGCTGATACTCTTTCATAGCCTACAGAGTCTCCTGCCACATTGCTGATTTTGAAGTAATGGTTGTAGATTTGGTAGCCTTCTTGCTCTTGCTTGAAGATCTGGATGTACATGAAACGCTCCCCGTTTTGTGTGTACTCGCTAGCCAGTGCAATTTCTGAGATATCTTCCTCGTCATAGGTCAACGGCACGATTTTCTGCGCGTCCTTGATAGCTTTGATTTGTACGCTCTGGGCACTCAGCTGTCCTTTGTTTACTGTTGGATTTACAAGCTGCAGATAGAAGCACACGGTTCCTTGTGCGAATTCTCTCTCGACCGCTTTGTTTCCTAGCTTCCAGAACTTGCTGTTTCCTAAAACCCCGCCGTTCTGGTCTTCTTTGTCTCCGGTCAGAAATTCTTGCGTGATGCTCGTTCCGTGGTCATCACACTCTACAAGAATTCGAGTCTTATCGTTTAGAAGTAAATTGGCCCAGTCTTCGCAGACCTTCTTAGCCATTCGCATTTGCTTGCGTTTTACTTGTCTTGAGTCTCCGCTTTCGTTCTTGATCTCGTATTTATGAAAATCTTGAACGTAGCCTTTCCACCAATCGTTCCAGAATTGAATTTTGTTGTAGTAGTCTTGGACTTCCTGGCTCACAGGATATCCTAAGCCCTTTAGTATTGTGAATAAAACTTTCATTTAAGTACTCCTTCCCGTGATCAGGTCCATATATGTCGACCAACTGTAAAAATGGGCGTCGAATGTATCGACGTCAGTTGTGAAATCATCCAGAATCTTATCTTCCTTCGATTTCGTATCGTATAGGGCTGTGCTCAAACTTTCTACCACCATAGGTACTGCCTGGAACTTCATCTTGTGTCGGTTCAGCATCATGTTGTAGGTCAGAATACGTGTCTTTCCGTCTATCTTGCGGCAATCCATCACATTGGTTGGAAAGCCTGCCCTTTTTACGGCTACTCGTATACTGTTCAGAATTACCTGTTCGGCGTTATCTACAAAAACGCTTGATACCACAAATCCTTGAATCCATAAAGCTCTGATCAGGTCGACTGTCTCTGTGCAAAGTCTTTCGGCATCTATAGTTCCTTTAGCGTGTACGACTTTACGTTCTGCAAAGGTTACGATCTCAGAAAGGTCTGCCGTGATTCCTGTTACGATCAGGCTACTGTGTGAACGTGTTCCACCTATGTCCAGGCCTATGTTGATCATGTTAAAAAGTGGGAGTTCTCCTTTGACTTCCCACTCGTCCGGATTGTCTGCAAACTGTGGAAAGAGTAGCCCTTCCGCATTGCACCATTCTCCTAGTATGTATCTGTTGTATAGGACTGTCCCTCGATATTCGAGTTTCAAGTTTTCCACGAATTCCTCTGGAAGAAACGGGTTATCTTCAATCGTGTATTTCTGTCGGAAGATGTCAGCTCCTGACTCTAGAAACTTTAAAAACCAATGGTTCTTGTTGTCCGGGTTGCAGGTTCCGTCAAAGCAGCTATATGGTTTATCTAGGCGGGACTTTAGCATGTCGAATACTTTCTTATTCCAGGTTACTACTTCATCCCCGTAGCAGTACGCTACTGAGGCCCCTTGTATCTTTGTAACCTGGCTTTCTTTGTCTGCGCCTATCGCGTAGCAGTTACGCCCGAAAAGCTTTACCGTGTTATCTGGTCTTACTCTCCCAACTAATTCTGGCCCGTATAGTTCCCGCATGGGTTCTAGAACGTTTCTTTCAAGTGTTGACTTTGTGTTTCCTATGAGGAACACGTGGCCTGGAAGGCCCTCTATAGCTCGAATCCGTTTCGGGATGATGTAATAGTCCAGCCATGTCTTTCCGCTACGTGTAGCCCCTTCTTTTATGTTCCAGCGGCTTGGTTTATGATTCCAGAACTCTTTCTGTTTCTCAGTTAGTTCCACTATCGTCTCCGGCTACTGTGTCCATAGCTTTCAATAAAAGATCCAGTTTCGTAATCTCTTTAGAAGGGTCGCCTTGTCTCTTGATCTGTTCGGCTTGTGCGTTCATCAGCTTCGTTCTGGCTCTGTCTAGACTTGTGACTGGTTGCTGTCCTGTAAGGTCTCGAATGAATTCGGCTGCCCTTACGTCTCCGCGTGTGGCTTTATTGAACATGGTTGCGGCTAAAAGCATTTGATTACTAAGTTCATCATCTTCTAATCCCATGTCGATTAGCTTTTCTTTGTTTCTTTCGCTTGGCTCCAACTCTAGGATTGCGGCCAGGCATTGTTTTAGCTTCTTTTTCTTTTTCTGGACTTTCTGGCTTGCGGCTCCGCCCTTGCGTCCCATCTCTGCTGCATTCTCTTTCGTGAAGGGCTTCAGGTTTTGCATAGGGTCTTTGCGCTGTCTGGCCGCTTCGCTTTTTGTACGTCCAGCGATTCCCTTAGCAGGCATCCTCGATTAGCTCCGCTTGTTCTCCGGTGTAATCTTCCCAGCGCTTGATAATTACATCGGCATAGTGTGGATCATACTCCATCATGAAGCACCTCCGTCCTAGCTGTTCGCAAGCCATAAGCGTGGAGCCTGAACCTCCGAATAGGTCCAGCACGTTTTCTCCAGTTCGGCTGCTGTTCTTGATCTGCCTTGCAATCAGTGGAATTGGTTTCATGGTTGGATGCAGATCGGATTTCGTAGACTTCTTCTCGTCCAGAATCGTTGTGTCCTTGCACCCCCCCAGGATTGATTTTAGAAGGTCTTTAAGCTCGTCCTTCTTCATGCTGTCAATGTCCAGGTCCTCTGTGTCTTCGAGTACGGTTACAAGGTTTCTAGTATTGACGAAGTAATGGGCTGCGCCATCTTTCCATCCGTAAAGGCATGGCTCGTGTTTCCATTGGTAGTCTTGGCGACCCAGTGCGAATGTGTTCTTGTTCCAGATCAACGTTTGTCGGATGTTTAGACCTGCGCGTTCTGCTGCTTCCAGAAAGTTCTTGCTCTGTGTAGATGCATACCAAATATAGAAGGCACCTCCGGCCTTGAGCTGTTCTGTCATGTTCTCGAAGGCTACTTTTAAAAACTCGATAAAGCCGTCGTCGTCTTCCCATGAGTCGTTATCAATGACCAGTCCGTCGGTTCTTCGGTGTAGCTGCTTAGCCTCTGAAGGCATCATGTGTTGCCCTAAGGCTACGTTATACGGTGGATCGGTTACGACCATATCCATAGTAGCGTCGCTGCAAAGCTTTTCTACATCCTGGCGTTTGATACTGTCTCCGACCATTAATCTGTGCCTTCCTAGCATCCAGCATTGTCCTCTTTTGGTTGTTGGTTCTTCCGGAGTCTCTGGCTCGAAGTTGTCGTCCTCCGCGATTTGTTCGTCGAATGTTTCCGTTTCAAATCCGAAAGGCTCCATATCAAAGTCCATGTTGTCTAACTCTTCAAGTTCAAACTGTAAAGCGTCAAGGTCCCATTGTGCGGCCTCTGCGACTTTGTTGTCTGCCAATCGGTAGGCTTTCACCTGTGCGGCCTCTGCGACTTTGTTGTCTGCCAATCGGTAGGCTTTCACCTGTGCTGGTGTTAGATCGTCGGCCTGGATGCACGGCACTGTCTCAAGGCCTAGCTTTTGTGCTGCCTTCCATCTCGTGTGTCCTGCAATGATGATCAGGTCTTTATCCACCACAATTGGTTGCTTGAATCCGAACTCGTCTATAGATGCTGCGACTAAATCGACGGCATCTTCGTTGAGTCGTGGGTTGTTCTCGTAAGGCTTCAGGTCGCATGTTCTTATGTCTGTAATATTCATGTGTGTTCACCTCTGTTGTATTAAAAAAGAAGCGTTAGCAGCTCAGGGTTCTCTCCAATGAGAGGTCTATCCTGTTTAGCTTCTAAGGCTTCTTTGTTGTCTATGATTACCCGGAGCGCTGAAAAGAAAAATAAGATTAATGTCCTTGATTTGTCGTAGCTGATGTTTGACGTTGTCTGGAAAGCACTCGTTTTTGGAAAGGAGGACGCTCCGGGTAAAAGAAAAGAGGGCCCTTTTCTATCGGTCCTCTTTTACAAGTACTAATATACCACTTTAAAGTGGTACACAGTGGGAACTCTTTAGCTTTTTGTGAGCTTTTTTACTTCCGCCATCAGATGTTTATATAGTCCTCGTCTTGTGTATCCATATTTCTCAGCAACTTCTTCAGCCTTGATTCTATGAATGTACAGATCCCATAGAATGTTCTGATCTTGCAAGTCTAGAAGTTCAGTCCATCTTAGGTCCGTCAGTCTTTTCTGGAAGTGATGCTGTTCTTGTTCTTTGGCTGATATCTCTTCGAAGAGTCCGAGCGGGCTGTGGTACTGATGCTGGTATGTCGGCATAGGCCACTTGCTTCTTTTCTGTTCTGCGGTCAGTTCGATTCCTCCAGACTTTGCAAGACCTGTTGTCTGGTGGTTTAGTACTTCCAATTCCTGATTCAATTCAATCAAACGGTGGCAGCAGTAGCGCACCGTTTTTAGTTCTGGAATTAATTCGTCGTAAGTCATGTTTTACCTCCTTAAAGCTTCGATTAAGGCTTTTTGTGTTATGTTCTTGTGTTCTAGTGCATCCAGCATGTCCCCGTCTACTGTGCCTCTAGCTACGATCTGATAAATAGTCACGTTTTGTTTCTGTCCTTGTCTGTAGATTCTGGCATTTGCCTGCTGATACAGTTCAAGGTTCCAGTTTGGAAGTGTGTACCAGATTGCGATATGTCCACCACGCTGAAGGTTAAGTCCGTGTCCTGCGCTTGCTGGATGCAAAAGCAGCACGTCTATTTTTCCGTCGTTCCAGTCCTTGACATCTTTTTCACTGTTTAGACTTCTTACTTCGATCTTTTGCTTTTTCAGATGTTCTGTGATGCGTTTTAGTTCATGCTTGAAGTAGTAAAACACCATCACCGGGTTCTGGTTCGCTGATTCGATCAAGTCATCTAGTGCCTCAAGTTTAGCCGCATGAAGGGTTGCTACTTCTTCGAGCTTATTTCCTAGCTGATCACGTTTATAGATTTCCCCTGATGTCATTTGTAGCAGCTGACCGCATAGCACTCCAGCGTTGGCTGCTAGCAGTGATTCGTTGTTGTCTAGTTCCAGAACTCTCTCACGTTTGAAAGCGTGGTATTCTGTCATCGCTTTTTGAGGTAGTTCGATTGATTTTTTCAAGTACTGAACCGGTGGAAGTTTGGCGCAGTCTGCCTGATCCAGACTCATGCATACGTCACCTATTTTCTTGTATATTTTTTCCTCTGCATCTGGTCTTGGCTTCCAATCGTATACGATCATCCCGTTTCTTCTTCCTGGGATTAGATATCTTTCTCGAAACTGAGTTAGTGTTCGACCTAGTCTTTCTCCCTGGTCAATCAAGTATATCTGGCTCCAAAGGTCCGGGATTCCTTTCGGTGCTGGTGTTCCTGTTAGACCTATAAATCTGTCAGCTAGCGGCATAACTTTTCTTAGGGCTCTAAACCTCTGGCTTTTTGGATTCTTGAAAGTTGATAATTCATCAATCACTACCATGTCAAAGTCAAAGTATTTGTTGTCTACTAGCCAGGTAACGTTCTCTTTGCCTATGAGATAAATGTCTGCTTTTTGCTGCAGTGCCTTCTCACGTTGCTTTGGAGTGCCTGCTATGATTGAATAGCTCAAGTCCTTAGTGTGACTCCACTTTTCTATTTCTTCCGGCCACGTGCTCTTTATTACGCGCACAGGGCCTATGATTAGAACTTTTTCTATGTCGATTAGTTTTAGAAGGCTGATGATCGTTAGTGTGGTTACTGTCTTTCCGGCTCCCATAGGGAGAAGAAGGCCACACTTCTTATGATCCAGTCCGAAGTTGATAGCCTTCTTTTGATAGTCATGAGGTTTAAATTCTGTCAAAGTGTCGCTCCTCCGGTATGATTCCAGACCGCATCAGATTTGTTAATTCGTCCACCTGGGCCTTTGTGCTGATGCAGTATACTTTCATACCTGTTGCACGTATTTGGGCTACTGTGGCTTTTTGTAGGGCTCTAGGCTTACCGCCTGGCCTTTTTACTTCTACAAAGAAAGCCCTTGAATTATATGTGATCAGTCTATCTGGCACACCTGCGTTTCCTGGGCTTACAAACTTCCAGGCTTTACCGCCTAGTGCTGATACCTTTTTGATCAGATATTGTTCGACTTGATTTTCTATCATTTCTGGAAGAACTTCTTTTGAAGTTCGCGGTACCGCTCGGCACAGTCTGGACACAAATCTTTGTTGTCAATTGTTGTGGTCCACCCATCTGGAAGTCCTTTCCAGGTTTCGATTGTCTTTCCGTTTTCAATCTTGCTCTTTTCGATTCCGACTGATGTTTCTTTTCCGCATCGGTCGCACTTGATATACATTCTATTTTCTTTCATGTTCTATTCCTCCTCTAGTCTTCTTCTTTGTCTTGCTTGTTTCGAATCTATATTGATTTGAATTTCAGCGTGAGTGATATTGTAATACTCTTTTAGCTGATCCATGCAAATTATCACATCCGCCATTTCTTCGATCAGGTTATGTCTTAGCCCTTTGAACTCTAAGGGCTTTGTTCTTTCTTCTGGATAGCGTACCAGTTTAGATACAGCCTTTTGCAGTTCTGATAGTTCTTCCATAGCGACCAGGCTCTGATTTTGGATACCATATCGGTCCATTGTTCCCTGGTTGATTCTTGCGTCTATTTCTACCATAAAACCTCGATGTGTTCTGATGTGATTTCTTTCCATTTCTGTGTCTCCTTTTCTAGTTGATTTTTAAGGGCGGCAACGGGCTACGCCTGGCAACACTTCTAAAACTTTATATATATATACTATATTTTCTCGCGCGCATATACATACGCATATACTGTATTACACTATATTATATATATATATATTAAGTTATATAATTTATAGTTGTCTTGTTGTCAGAAGTATTCCAGGCCTTTATTTTATGCGGTTTTAGCCCGGCAATGCTCTATCATTTTAACCGTTGCCAGTCCTTTGCCGCGTTGTCACTCGATTTTTTTGAGTGCGTTGTCAGCCGATACTGCGTTGTCAGCCGATACGCGTAAGCATCCTGCGGCGGAACATAGGCCTTCTGGCGTCCGTAAATCCCTCCAAATCTTAACGGATTTTTAGTACGAACCCACCCTAAACTTTCCATGATTGCCTTGAGTTCTCTTTGGTCCGTAGGTGTAAATTTGTTCTTTGATCCATTCAAAACTTCGCACCACACCTCTAGCAGGCATACCCTTGTACGTTCTTTCGTGCCTTCGTTTCTTGGGTCTTCCAGCCACTGGGTTCTTGCATAAAGATCCATGTCATACCAATCTTGCGGTAACTTTCTGCCTAGATAGTCTCGGACCATGTCCTCTCGGACACTGGTAAACGTGTGTTCTTTTTGCATTTGTTCGGCTCCGGTCAAAGCTTCGCCCTGAAGATATAGTTTTTCTCCGTCCTTGAATCTTTGCTTGGCTTCAGCCCAGATCTGGTCCCGTTCTTTTGGTAGATCATCAAACACGACTTTCTTCGCTTTCGATATATCTGTATTTATCGGCCAGAATCTTCGGTTTCCCGTGTAGTCTCTTAAAAACTCATCATCATTTGTAGTTCCGAAAAACACGCACTGTCTTGGATTGTCCGTAACTCTTCTTGCGTAGGCTTTTCTGTATCGGTCGTCACGTTTACTTATAAACTGCTTCATGGACTCGATATCGGCTTTTCTGGCTGCAGATAATTCGGACCATTCAATAACCCATGACCCGTGGAGTGCCTCGTATCCTTCTTTTCCTGAAATTGTAGTGATTGAATCTGAGAACCAGTCTCCGCCCATGATGCTTAGCATGTGGCTCTTTCCGATTCCTTGGTGTCCTACGAGTACCGGCATATAATCCATTTTGCATCCTGGTGTGTAGATTCTGGCCACGGCTGCAGTAAAAGCTTTCCTTGCGACCGCTCTGCTGTACTCTGAGTCCTCACTTCCTAGATAGTCTATAAATAAAGTATCTAGTCTTGGTATGCCGTCCCATTCTAGTGTGTCTAAATAATCGCGTACTGGGTGAAAGCTGTTTCTCTCCTGGACGTAAGCTATAGCGTCATCCACTTTTCCTTTGGCGACAATGTTGTATTTCTTTTCTAGATAGTATCTGAAGCTTGCGTCGTCCGTATCTGTCCATGTTGGGTCGCTTGGGTTGTAGTTCCACCAGGGCAGGTTTCCCTTCTTGACGGGTTTCTGCGCGAATAGGTCGTTTCCTCCAACTCCGTTTTTAAGTTTTGGATCATTTAAAAGTATGCGGACTATGTTGTCTGTCGTGGATTTGAAGTTTCCCCTCTTGTCTATGCCCATGGCATTCAGCCAGTCCTCGTTTACTTCTTCTTTACTGTCTTCTACTCCTTGCGAACCCCTCGCGGTGTCGTCCTTGAAGTCGTCCCAGTCTTCATGAATCTGTTCTTTCTTGTCATCTATAAGCTGCTTCCTGGTGCCCTCGTCGTGTTCCATTAGTTCGAGCATGTGTTCTGTACTTGCTGGATCATCTGGCCACTTGTGTATTCTTACAAGGTCATAGGCGTTACATAGCTGCTGCCCTGTCGGGTCTGTATTGTGATTGCTGTATGCATACTTGTCGTCGTATATAACTAGGCCTCCGGCTGTGGAGCCTTTCGTGTAGGTCCAGCGGTTCGGGTCCTCTGTCGGCGTGTATTCCTCTGGTATGAACTTCTCGATTGCTTCCTGGATCGTGTAGGCCCTGCAGAAGGCACCAATCCATCCGGACTTAGATAAAGGATCTTTCTGATGTCTAATGTCTCTGTGATGCAGTTCTGTCTCTCTGTTAGAGCGAGGCCAGTAGCTGATGTCATGCCAGTCTCTGTACTGCGCCAAGATGTCATCCGGGTTCAGGTACGCGTTTCTGTCTCCTAGTTGTTCACAGATGTATTCCCCGTCCTTACTGGTGCTAGGCCAGAACATCATTCGTGCTGGCTGATACGTTGTGTCGTCGAAGTATTTCATTCCGATAGTACTTGCAATCCTTCGAGCGATTGCCTCGTACTCTTCCGGTGATACTCCTCTTTGTAGGGGCAGGATCCATCTGTATTTTGGCTTTTCCGGTGTGTGCTTATGCGTTGAGTAGATCACGCTGCAAAAGTCGCACGTTATTCGGATCAAGTCTAAAAAGTCTTTGTCTGCGAAGTCAGCATCCAATGTGATCATGCTACGTGATAGAACGCTTTGGTTGTTTCGTCTGCCGTCTTTTAGTTCTCCGGCTACGAATCCACCGACGTCCTTGATATTGGACTGCTGGTCCTTCGTCATGTTCTTGTACTCTTCCACCGTCTCTTTTGTTCGGGTCGTTTCTTTTAGTTTTTTTGTGAATTCCTCCCAGGACATTTCCTGGTTGAAATATTGCTTTTGTTTTCTGTTTTTGCAGGTTGCTATTTGCACATCCTTCAGCCTCCTGTCTATTCTTCCGCTAGAATATAAAAGATTCTCTGCTTTTTTTTCATTTCATATTCCATTTCTTATTTCCCCGATAGGTCACTTTCCGAAGCTCGTGTTTGATACTTTGCAGTGTTCCTTGCTGGAGTGTCCCATTGGCCTTGATCTCTTCTAGAAGCTTTGTAGGGCGTTCAGCGTGCTTGCTGGCGTTCTCTGTATCGCTTTCCATATATCTGCAGACTACGGTTAGAGCGTTTGCAATATTGTCTAGCCTGTTGCAGATACGGTCTGCAGCCTGGTTGATTGCTTTTTCTAGCATGTCTGCGTTGTCGAAGCTGGCCATGTCTTCCTTCCGTCTTTCTTCGGGTGGTTTGTGTAGATAGCTTAGACGAAGAGCTATAGCGTTTTGACTTCGGTTCTTTAATATAGAGCCATACTCTTTATAAATCTTTGAGCTGCTATAGCCCAGGGCGCCTAGCTGCTTTAGAAGGTTGTCCTCCTGTTGTGTCCATTTCATACTCATGTTCTATCCTCCTAGCCTTGGTGCTTGTGCTATATCTAAACCGAACACTTCCTTCAAAATGCTTAGAATGATCAGTGCTGCGGTGATATAGATCAAGGCTATAATTAAATCTTGCTTATCTATTTTCATTTTTAGTCCTTCTTGTAATAATCGGATATAAATCCGTCTCCTACTAGAACCAAGTCTGGCGCCCAGTCTATTGGTTTAGCCATTACGTCTAGCAGTTGTTTGAATTTTGTTTCTTTTTCTTCCGTCGGTACTTCGCAGATCACTTCATCATGAACGTGCATGATTGTTTTAGCTCCGATCTCGTCGCAGCCTTTTAGTGTTTCGCATAGGCAGTCCCTTGCGATAGCCTGAACCACGTTCTCCGTAAGCTTTCCGCCCCAGGTGTTTGTCCACTCCCACTTTCGTGTTGTCTGGTTCAATCCTAAAAAGGATACCTGGCCATCTTTGATTCGTGGTGTAACGTAACCTAAAATGCGCCCGTTGGGTAAAGATATATAGACGTTACTGCCGCCCTTGAAAACCTTCATATTTCGGTCTAGGGTCGTGACTTTGCCGTCTGTGATTGCATCCTCGAAGGCTCTGCCTAGTAAGTACCAGAAGTCCTTGATACGTGGTGAGGCTTGTCTCCATTTCGTCACAATCTCATGCTGCTGTTCTGGGCTTAGTCCCATCTTGCTAGCTCCGAAGGCTTCCAGTGCTGCCGTTCCACCTCCGTATCCGAGGGCAAGTTCGGCAATCTTTCCCTTTTGTCTTAGATGTCCATTGATTCCGTGCTTTTCTACGGGCACTCCGAACATCTGACTAGCTGATGCACAGTAGATGTCTCCGCCGTTTTTGAATACTTCCTGGCGCCATGTTGTTCTCGTAAGCCAGGCAATCACTCGAGCCTCTATGGCACTGTAGTCGGCTACTATGAAGGACTTTCCCTCTGGTGGTGTGATTACGGTTCTTAGAATCGTAGCGAATACATCATTCATGCTTGGATAGATGAGCTCTAAAAGTTCGAAGTTACCTTCCTTCACGAGTGTTCTTGGTTCGTCTACCTCGTCAAAGCTTGGGCGTGGGAAGTTCTGCGGTTGGATCAAGCGTCCGGCCCATCTTCCGGTTCTTCCTCCAAAGAATTGAAAGGTTCCCCTGATTCGGTCATCTTCTCCGCACGCTCTCTGGAATGCGTCGTATTTCTTGACGCTTGTTTTCCCGAGCTCCTGGTGTATCTCTAGGGCTCTTCTTGTTTCTGGCTTCAGTGTGCCTTTTAGAAGGTCTTTCACGGCTTCCTTGTTCAGGCTTTCAATTTCATGTCCTTCCTGGTCAAGGATCCACTTCTTTAGCTGTGCTACGCTTTGCGGATTTTCTAGTCCTGTGATGTATCTTGCTTCATCCATGAGCGCCATTCCATGATCTAGACTGTAAGACTGAACGTTTTTTATGATCTGCGTATCTACGTGAATTCCTCTGTCGTTTATCCTCTGGTCTCTGTGCCAGTTTTCCCATTCCTGATCAGATACAGGTATCAAGTTATTTAGCTTGTTATAAATGGCTTGTTCTGATTCCACATCGCGCTTGTTGTATTCTATGAAAAGATTCCATTTCTCCGGATCATGCTCCGGTAGGTTCTTCCATCTTCCGCCGTTGGCTTTTGTTGGCTTGCAAGGCTTGCAGAAATACTGGATCAGCCTTTTTCCTGTAGCCAGTTTCACCTTGTCTTCTTCAATCCCCAGTGCAGGTCCTAGTTGTCCTAAACTGGAAGGGTAGCCGTTCTCTGCAGCCATGATCATAGTATCTTGCCACTGTTCTGGTGGAAGGAATCCATCCTCTGTTAGCTTCTTTTTTACTGCTTCTCCTAGAATATCTCGTTTCGCGTAATCCTTGACGTATCTGGTTAGGCATACTCGTTCGAAGTTTGCGTTGTGTGCCACCTTCGTTATGTTTTCGTTTGCTAGTGCTGATACTAAAGAAAAAGGCAGATCTTCTTCCATTAAATTTAAAACTTCTACTGGATCATTGCCCCAGGCGTATCCGAATAGAAGTATTTTGAAATCTAAACTCTCTGCGTATTTATAAACCCCGCAGGCTGCAAGGTCGACGCTGGAGTAGGTCTCCAGGTCGATATGCAGTATGGGCTTTTTACAATAAGTCACTTAGGTCGTCGCTTCCGGTTTCCTCATCAAACTCAGAAGCGTCGCCGAAGTCTGCGGTTACACTTGAGTGTCCTCCTAACGGCTCTCCGTCTTTTACTTTTAAAACGCTGTTAAGGCCAGCCGCGATTCCTGTTCCGACTTTGTTGAATGGATAGAAGTTAAAGCTTACAGCTCCATAGCATCCACTATATACATCTTCCAGAATTGCGTTCTTGTCGCTATAGGCGTATGTTACTCCGTTCTTGCGGTATCCAACTGATACAGGATTGTTACTCTTTACCGCTAGCATGTATTTGTTCTTGAACTCTGGCGCACTGTATCTTCCATCCGCATCGCAGTCAACCAATAAACCGCGTGTGCTTCCAGGATCTCTTTTTAGCGGTGTTGCTTTGGCTTTGAAAGAAGCGCCGTAGTCTTCTACTCCGTCTTGAACGGCTTCCTGGTATCCCTTAAGGATTCGGTTAAGTGTTTCTTTGTCGTCCTTGTCAATTAATACATTCACGCTATATTTGGCGTCCTGGCCCTCTGCAAAGGCATGAGGTTCTGCCAAGTGGCAGTATACGAATCTAACTAATTTTGTTTTTACTTGTGACATCTTTCTGTTCCTCCTAGTTGTATTCTTTGTCGCATTACGTTTTTAAGCTGTCGCTTTAGATCGTTTCTGTGTGGTCCTGGTTTACTGTTTCGAATCTCGGCTCGGATGCGGACCATCTTTTCTTCGAGCTGATTGATATCCTCTTTTGAAATCATCTTTTAATCCCTTGGGCTTAAATCCCCACATGTGTTCTGAAGGCGACTGGATTCCTATCAGTCTTTTTATCTTTCTAATCAATGCCATCTTTAAAGTCATTTGCTACACTTCCAAACTCTGGGCGTTTGTCGCTTACTGGCACTAATGTAGGTTTTCCCTGCGGCTTCTCGATATATTCACCAACAAGTTCTGCAAAGTCTTTCTTTCCGACTAATTTTTCTAGAGCCGTGATAGTCTGAAGCTTTGGCTTTGTCATGATCTGGTTGTAGTCGAAGCCTGCGTTTTGAAGTGCTTCAGATGCCTTAGACTCGTCTGTAATCTTTCTTCGGCTTGTTCCTTCTACAACTTTATATCCTTCATATTTTGTTCCCTTTAGCGCTTGATCCAGTGCGAACTCTTGCACTTCCTTAGCCCAGTCGATAAGTCCAGGTAGCTCTGGCAAAAGCTCCGCGATTTGCTGATCTGTTAAAATCATCCCGCACATTCTCTGATATCTTTCATTGATTGCTTTCATTTTGGCGGCGTGTGCTGCGCATTGTGCTTTTGCCTTGCAGAACTTGCACCAATCTCCAGCTTGTTGTTCTCCGTCTCCGTTCCAAGCTTCTATAGCTGCAGGCTTGACCGTGTTCTCCATCCAGTCTGCCAGTTCTTCGGTAGTAAGTTCCCAAGTGCTGATATGATCGCGTCTAGGCTGTACGATATGAAGCTGAACTTTTTCAAAATCATATAAGCAATCGTAAAGTGCCATAACTCCTGCAGCGTAAATGGTAAGCTGCGGATTGTGTGGAGCGTTTACCTTGACACCCTCTCCGTATTTAAAATCGATAACGTGGAGCGTGTGATTACTTACGATCACGGCGTCTGATGTCCCGAATCCTTCCGGAATCCATGGAGTCAAATCAACTTGTACCTCGATAAAAAGATCCGCAATATCGCTTTTCTTTTTCTCTTTGTTGTATACCTCTAGAACATAGTCTTTATAGAAGTTTGTAGCTTCGTCCATTTCTCCTGTAGCTGCCTTTACTTTTCTTCGTGGATGTCCTTCAATCCAGTTACGAAGTTTCTGTTCTGCTACACTGTGGGCTTCTGTTCCCTCTGCTGCGTAGACGCTTGGCTTTTCTTCGAATAGTTCCTCCAGTCTTGCGGAAGGGTGGCAGTGAATCCATTTGTTGGATCCACTGGCTGATAAAATCGCGTGTTGACTAGGCATGTAATGCCTCCCACGCCTCTTGATATTTCTCTTTAGGAATATCGCAGATCTTGCTTGCACCCATTTGATTTAGAAACACCTTAAGTACGGACACGCCTTTTTCTTTGGCAAATGCAACGCCGGCTTTCTGTAGCTCTTCCAGCGTGATTTCTTTCGCAGGTGCTGCTGGCGCCTGATCAGGTTCTGGTGTAGACTTTACAGTCTCATGAATAGGCTCGTCTTGAGTCGTCCAATCTTTGGCCATTGGAATCTTAGTCTCATTTTCTTTTTCTTTACGAGTTGGCGCTTCCTTTGTTGGTGTTTCTTCTTCCCATGGGAATGTTTCAGGCTCAGGTAATTTTTCCTCTAGCCCTGCGCGCTTTAGGTCTAGCTCCTTGGCTAGCTCCAACATTTTTTTAGCGTCGTCGATTTCGCTTGTTGCGAATTGCAATGTTAATTGGTAATACATCTATTTTTCCTCCTTTTTCTTGATCTTTTAGACATTTCCTCTAAGAAAGCTATTTGAAAGGTTTTCATGGCTGCCTTTAAAACTTCATCTCTTTCTTCTTCCGGTACTTTGAACATATCAAATAGAAGCTTGTCATTTTGCGAGATTCGTTCATATTTAGTATGGATTACTTGTATTCCCTTTAATCCTTGAATAGGTTCTATTAGGCTCACTTTTATTCTGTATAAATTCAAAGGATCCATTGTCATTTTCTAGTCCTTCTTCTTTTTAATTCATCGTAGGTAACGCAGAAAGGACATTCTTCATCTCCTTTTTTTGCATGACACGACCATTGCTGAAGTTCGTTACAAACCGGGCTGGCATCTAATCTGCAACTTCCTTCTTCATAGGCAATATGTAAGGTATTGGGCCAAGATTCGCTGACATAAAACGGGCAATATTGCGGATCAATTTCATCAACAATAATTTGCATTTTCTAGTCCTCCGTTTCTTCCATTTCTGCGCCTTCTAGGCTTTCGCTTAGGTTCACAACCTGCTGTACAAGGTCTTGAAGCATGGCATTTGCAGCGTGTCTTATAATTGATCTATATTCCTCTGGGTTGACATCCATCGCTTCAAGAAAGGCTTTCACTTCTGATTTGTGTCCCTGAATATTTGCTTCCATTTGCATGTGGTCTTCAGCGTTTGGTAATAGTACAATTTCTACTGAGAAAAGCGTCAACGCTTCCTTTGCTGGTTTTTCCTTTTCAATTTTGATCATGTTTAGTCCTCCTCTGTTATTTCACAATTTGCTAGGATATCTTCGATTGTTGCATCCTTATCAATGCCTTTGAAATACCCTTTTTCTTTCATCCTGTCTAAAACAGGCATAGCTCTGAGCTTGAATTTATATATACTTGAATAGCTTTGTAACAAGTCTTTTTCAAATTTAGTTAATTTGTATGCTGGCTTTTTGTAAGGACTTGCCAATTTATACTATTCTCTATATTGCTTCAATTCCTCTAGCCATTCAGCAAGTTGCTTAAAGTTTTCTCTACAAAGATCACTCATGCATTGATTTTTAGATGCTTCTTTTGCGCGGGCAATTAATTCCTCTAATGTCATTCTTTCTTTTTCCTCCTTGTATTTTTGAACACGTGCTGTATAATATAAGCGTGTTCTATTGCTAGAGCCTTATTCGTTTTCGAACGAGGTCTTCTAGCCTTTTTTTATAGAACGCTCGTAGGATTCTACGATATTCTTTTGTGTGAGGCCTAGATACTGAACAGCACGCTTGGTTAGAATAATGTTGCTGTCGATATTTTCTAGACCTTCTTTTTTTATGTCTTCCATGATCTTTTGGAAGATCTTGCTTCCTTTTTTCCTTCCGCAACCTAGAAACTTTGATAGTTCGGATTTGTTCATGTACCCTTTTTCCATCATCTTGTATCTGTAGGCTGCTAGGTTTTCTACTTGCAAAACTCACCACCTCCTTTAAAGCATTTGGTAGATCATGATCCAAACCGCTACGATTAGCGATATGATCAGGATTATGAGCGCCATGCTTAGGGCTGTTACCAGTCCAGATCTGAATTTCTGTTTTCTGATTCTTTTTTGTTCTGCATAGAATGCTTCCAGTCTTAGTCTTTCTCCGTGAAGGTTGATACCTTCCGCAAAGTCTGGAAGTTCTGCGCCTGTTGTTTTGTGTTCCATTTCTTCTTCCTCCTAGATGGCTTAGAGCAGTTTCAGCACCGACTCGTTTTTGCGTCGCACCCATTCTTCTCTGAGTTTCAAGTCTTTCAGAAGGGTCTCAACCATAATGACTTCCTCGGCAGCGACCTTTTTAGCGTAACCATCGTTTACTTTTCGGCTTTGGCATAAATCTATGTAGCTTTCCAGGAAGCTTCGCACGTTACATATGGCTTCCTGTTGGGCTTGCATCTGTTCTAAGTGTTCCCTGTACATTGGTTTCCTCCTGTTTTTCTGGTTCCTTGGCTGCTGGTGCCGTGTTCATTTGTAGGCCTGTCAGCATTCCTTCTAGGAAAGCTCGGGGCTCACCCTTTAGAGCTTTTACGTCGTCCAGTAATAAGTTCGCATTTGCTTTTGCTTTGTTACGATCTTCTATTTTCATGTTTTCTACCACCTCAACTTTCTATTTTCAAGTTCTGATGTTATATTACTTTACTTTTTAATGTTTGTCAATAAAAGACTTTAAATTTTAAAGTTTTTATATTATACTTTTGTCAGGAGGTAAAAGGATGTTAGGAAATAGAATAAAAGAAATCCGAAAAGGCTTAGGCCTTACAATGAAGGCATTCGGTAATTCTCTGGGCTTATCCGAATCGGCTATTAGTCGAATAGAATCTGGATCAGCGAACCCGTCTGACGGAATTGTTAAATTGATATGCTCTAAATATCATGTGGATTACTTCTGGCTAACGGAAGGAATAGGCGAACCGTTCCTAGATGATATGGACGCCATAGTAGATGAGCTAGCGGCCGAGAAAGGCTACGATGCTAAAACAGTAGAATTGGTAAAAAGACTCTTTTCTCTTCCAGAGGAACAGTTCAATTTAGTTATGCAAATTATCGAAAACTTAAAAGACGAGTAATCCTGTTTAGGTTGTTACTCGTCTTTTATAAAAGAAAAACGCAGAACCTGTTTCCAAGTCCTGCATTCTTCCGTGTGTGTTCTATTGCTGTGTTCCGTGTCTGATCCAGATTCCATGTAGGATTTTATAGGCCCGTTCAAGGCCCTCCTGGTCCATAGTCTGGAGCATGAATTCGATTTTGTTTTTGAGTTCCTCTATCCCATCTGCTTTCCCTTCTTTCTTAAAAGCTCTTTTCCTAATTGCCTACAGTTTACAGCTATGAACGTATTTTGTCAAACTTTTACGGTTATTATTTCACATTTTTTATTATTTACTTTTTGAACCTAAAAGATTAATATAAACCTAGGAGGTGTAATTATGAGTAAATTGAATGAAGTTTTATCTTCCAAGCTCCCCGAGCTGATGAAAGAGTCTGGTGTCAGTCGTAGAGATTTGGCCGAGTATTGTGGTGTCTCTTATAACACAGTACGGTGTTGGGAGGTTGGCACTAAAGCGCCAAGGCCAGATATGGTTGTGAAAATTGCAGAGCGCTTCAACCTGAAACCTTTTGATCTGATGAGCGCAGCCTTTGAAGATTCTGCAGTAAAGCCCGTCCGTTTTCTGTCCCAGGTCGACGAGGACGGGTCTGTATCTAAGTCGAATAGCTCGTCAGTCTTCACTTCTACGGCTACAGATGTTACAGCGGATTATATTTATGTTATGCCCGATGAAACTATGTATAAGGCGGATATTATCAAGGGCGACGTCTGCCTGATCCGCGCCACAGGTGCTATTCGTGCTGGTGTGCCTATGCTAGTGAAATATCAAGGTAAAGCCATGCTGCGCTTTATTATTACGCATAACGAAACGAATCAGATTGCTTTACGTACTGCCAGTCCGTATGCGATTGGGACTCTCTTCTCGACGGCCGACTTTCATGATCAGGTTCAAGTGTTGGGTGTTTTAGTCGCTTTTCGTAGAAATTATAAAAGGAGATAGTCTCTTATGGCTCAGCAAAAGGACACAAAAAGGGGAACCTGGATGTTCTATGGTTCCTGTAAAGATATCACCGGAAAGACTCAGCGATATTGTCGTCGAGGTTTCAAAACAAAAAAGGAAGCAAAAGAGGCCGAGTTTGCCTTCCGTCTGGAAATGTCTACATCTCGGCCTTCTATCACTTTGAATGAAATGTTTCAGTTATACTGCAAAAACGCAGAGAATATGTCCGTAAAAGGATCCACTCTCTATACGCACGAACATACTTATAGAAATCACATCCAGGATGATTTGGGAAGCCTGAAGCTTACGGCGCTTACGACTCCCGTTCTTGATCAGTGGAGAAACCGTCTGCTTCAAAAGAAAAAACCAAACGGTCAGCTTTATGCTGCCCCCACTCTAAACGGCATTCTAGATACTCTATCTGTTATTCTTTCCTATTCCGTTAGACTTGGATATCTTGAAGTCAACCCGTGCAGATCTTTGCCTATCGTGAAAGATAAACGGAACCTGAAAGATCAGAGTCTGTTATTCTGGGAGCAGGAAACCTTTACTTATTTTATATCCTGCGTAGACGACCCGTATTGGCGTGATGTCTTTATGTTTATGTATGGCACTGGTGTCCGTAAATCTGAAATGTTTGCCCTCCAATGGTCGGATGTTGATCTAGGCAGAGGCCGGGTGCATATTTCAAAAACGCTAACGATAAAAACGGAATCGGCTCCGTGGGAGATTACTCCACCTAAATCTAAAAACTCAAACAGATATATTGATCTACAGGATACCCTTCTAGATTGTCTAAGGCGTCGCTATAGCGAGCAACAAAAGAAGGACGGGTTCTCGTCCTCCTGGTTTGTATTTGGCCATATAAAGCCACTTCTGGCGCCCAGACTGGCTGTTGCTTTGAAGAGATATATCCAGGTTGCTGGTGTTCCACCTATCTCTCCTCACGGCTTTAGGCACTCCCATGCGACTCTGCTGATTCGTGCCGGTGTAGATGATCAGCTGATTGCAGAAAGGTTAGGGCACTCTGTTAGTGAATTAAGAAAAACTTACGCCCATATATACTCTGAATCTAGGCGTGAAATGCTTGATAAACTGAACAAAATTTTATAAAAAATACATCAAAAATACATCACGAAGTAGCTAGGTGCTTTATATATAGGCATTTTAGCTACTTTTTCTCTATGTTAAAC